ATAAATAAATAAATTAGTTAGACTGAAAATAAATAAAGAATCGGTCGGTGGAAGATTATTATGCACCGAAAGTGCATAATTCTCTCAACTAAAAAAGGAGGAATTTATATGATAAGTACTAATAATTATTTAGTAGTTACACCTGACAATTATTTTTTATGTAATGATGTTAGACATATTATTAATAGTATTAAACATAGTTGTTATAGATTAAATGCTACTCAATTAAAAAGTTTTAATAGTTGTATTAGAACACATATTAAAAATGATAATTTTAGAGAACCTATTAAAAAGGGTGGCACTAGAAATAAGTTTATAATTAAAGATAATATATATGTAATAAAATTAGATAAAGAAGAAATAAAATTATTTTTTAGTTAGTAAACTGAACAATTTTTCTATACTATATATGTAACTTATTTTATTAAATTATTTTTATATTATTTTAATTTTTATTATTTTCTTATATGACCTGATAGTGTATAATAAGAGAGTAGGTGATTAACTTCATATAACCAACTGATAAGAAATTATTAACAATCCCCAAATACATCCCAGTGGCTTGGTAACCCACTGGGATTTTTTTATTTAAACTAGTTAGTAAATATTGTAAAATTTATATACTATATGTGTAGGATAAATAAAATTTGAGGAGATGGGGAACATGAGAAATAAAAAATGGCGTATTAAAGATTTCGCACTAAGTGAAATAGTACCTATATATGAGGATACAGAATATTTAGGTACAGAAGAAGAACCAATACTAACACTAGATGGTTCTGAGTTATTTATGGGTATACGATTAAATAAAACTACTACACAATTTTCTACATGGATGCGTAAACAGTTGAACGAAGTAGATGCCGTTGAAGGACAGATTATGTGATTATGTGGGAAGATAAAAATAGCGATTGTTTTAAAACAATCGCTGATATATACACACCTCAACAATTAACTGCTATGGGATATAGACTTAAAGTTATTATAACATTAGATATAGCGAATGAAATAGTGATGACAATAGGAGCTAAACCTAGAGTAAATAAAGAAACAAAACGAATAAGTAAGGAATTAAGAAAATACTTTGTTGATTGTGAGAAATTTATAGTAGCAGAACATTTAAAAGAACAGTTATTATCATTTAGACGACAAGAAGCACATGAAACATATGATTTTTATGAAATAATAGGTGATAGTAAAAAATGTATAGCTTTAAGTAAAGCCATGGCTCAAATAGCTTCTTATAAAGGTGGTTTGAAAAAAAATATACATGAAACAACCATTATTTAACTTATTTATGGATACAGACAATAAATACCCTTGGCAATTATATTTAGATATAAAAGAAACTGCAGAAAAATGGGTAGAGTTATATATGATGGAAGATGAGGAACATTTTATGGGGAACACTATAGCAGCATTAAAGAAAAAATATATTGGTGATAAAGATGAAATTAAAAAATTTGAAAAATGGAGATGTAAAAGAGAAATAGTAGATGATAAAGTTTCTACTAGAAACAAAAGATTTAGATAACATTCAAGAGTTTTTTTATTTTAGTAGTTAGTAAAACAACGATTTTTTCTATACTATATATAGTAAGGGATATGGGAAACCTCCTTACATACTCAACCCTTAATATCTATTTGTTTTTTACCTCGGTACCTCCCCCCTTTGGTATCGAGGGTTTTTTTTATGTTAGTAAAAGTGCATTTTTTACTATACTATAGATAAAAGGAGGTTTTACATATGTATGATGTAAAAGAATTTAAATTTATTAAAGATAAATGTTGGTTCAGAACCAATTGTCCTATGTATGGCACAAAAGATTGTAATTGTAGCTGTAGTGTATATTTTCAGTATTATTATTTAGTTAACTTAGCGAATATTCCATCAAATAAACAACAGCCTGAGGATTTGAAGTTGAGTGCGGGTAATGATATTAAAAAATATGAATATCTTAATAGTATAAAAGAAAATATCAATGACTTTGTACATGATGGATGTAACTTATATCTATATAGTCCATATTTTGGTAATGGGAAGACTACGTGGGCAATAAAGTTGATGAGTAAATATTTTAGTAATATTTGGAATGGTAATGGTACTCGTTGTAGAGGTTTATTTATCAATGTAGATGAATTTCTAATGGCCAAGAGGAATGCTATAAAACGCCCTGATATAAGATTAGAAGAAATGGAGAAATTAATCCCAACTGTAGACTTAATAGTGTGGGATGACATAGGAGTAACTAAGTTAAAAGAATATGACCATCAAATATTATTCAGCTTAATTAATCCACGTATAGTCAATAACAAAGCTAACATATTTACAAGTAATGTTATTGATGAGCAATTGGACGATAATATTGGAGGTAGATTGTCGAGTAGAATATTAGATACAAGCACAATAGTTGAATTCACCAACAAAACACAAAGGAAACCAAAAGGGGTGAGAATATAATGGTACAGTTACAAGCTATAAATGATATACTGAATAATAATAATTTAGATGCATATACGAGTCAAGGGATAACAAAAGAGTATTTTAAAGACTATCAAGATGAGTTTGATTTTATATGTATTCACTTTAGAACTTATGGAAAAGTGCCTGACTGGGAAACATTCATGGGAAAATTTCCTGACTTTGATGTTGTTGAAGTATTAGAGCCATTAAAATATATTATCTATAATCTAAAGGAAAATTATCTATTTGACCAAGGAGTGGCACTATTTCAAGCTAGTGGTGATGTATTAGAACAGAATGCTTTTGATGGCTTACAACATATAGTCACAAGGGCACAACGTTTACTTGACCAAACTGTTCAGAGTAATGGAGTAAATATTAACAATATGGTTGATGAGAAAATAAAGGACTTAGAGAATAAACGTGCTAAAGGTGGTATGTTAGGAATTGGTAGTGGCTTACCTGAACTAGATAAGATACTTAATGGATGGCTACCAGGTGAAGAACTAGTAACTATAGTTGGTAGAGTAAACCAAGGTAAATCTTGGCTATTACAAAAGTTTCTAACAGAGGCAAATAAACAACATAAAAAAGTATTACATTATAGTGGTGAGATGGGAGTATTACAAGTAGCATATAGAAATGATACTTTAGGTATGAACTACACAAACTCTCAATTAATGAGAGGAACAATAGCAGATGGAGATTATACTCAATATATTAATGACTTAGAGAACAATAAAGAATTACCTCCATATATAGTAGTAACACCAGTAGACTTTGGAGGTAAAATGTTAACAGTGAGCAAACTACGTGCTCTTATAAAAGAGTATAAACCCGACATAGTTGGTATTGACCAAATATCATTAATGGAAGATGAGAGACGAGCAAAGGGAGACCAAACAAGAACTCAGTACACACATATTGCTCAAGATTTATTTAATATGAGTACTGAATTTAGTATTCCAATTATAGTCGATGCTCAAGCTAATAGAAATAAGGCGGATGTAGATAAACCTGAGAATCCTGAGTTAGCAGATATAGGTGAAAGTGATGGTATTGCTCAGAATAGCAGTAGGGTTATATCTCTTGTGCAGACTAAAGCGGGATTGAGTCTTAAAATAACTAAGAATAGATATGGAGAAAATAATAAGCAATTATTATATGTGTGGGACATAGACAACGGCATATTTTCCTTTGTGACTGAACAACTGGAAGATGGAGCTGAGATTGAGCCACAATTACCACTTAGAAATAATAATAAAATAAATGACGTTACTGATGTTTTTTAGTTAGTAAAATGGCATTTTTTTCTATACTATATATGTAGAGGAAATGTGGCGGCACATTCCTTTACTTCATAATATAACTCCCCTTTTTTACCCTGGCATTGGAGCGGACAATGTCAGGGGTTTTTCTTTTTTAAATTGTTAGTTAGTAAATTATAGAAATATAATATAATATATTTAAAGGAGTTGATTATATGTTAACTGGTAAGAAAATAAGAGAAATGGAAATTGAAAAAGATTTAGTGGCAGAATTAAAATGGCTCATAAACAAAGCGGTGGATGAAGGTGATTTATTATTTGAACACCTAGACCCACTATTTGATTTAGTGTATAAAATACAGGAGGGATAGTTATGAAGTGTGAACAATGTGAAGAAAGATTAGATTATGATTATTTAGTATTAGAACTACCAGATTATTGTGGTTATAAGGAATTAAACTTTTGCAGCACTGAGTGCTTAGACGAGTGGATAGAAAACCATAGTAGATGGGAGTTATGTGAAGATGATTAATGTAAATGGCATGGAACTTGATACAACGTATCAACAGTTATTAATTGATTTAAAAGGTAGTTTGATGAGTAATGGAATATTCTTATTGAACGATATAAAACCCACAGGAGATAACATCATGATAACTTGTCCAGTACATAAAGATGGACATGAACGAAAGCCCTCTTGTGGGGTTTCTATTGTTCCAAAATATCAAGGGAGTAAAATAATAGAGCCTGGCACAGTACATTGTTTTACTTGTGGTTATACTGCGTCACTGATAAGTTTTATTAGTTCTTGCTTTGGCTATAACGATGGCGGAGTATTTGGGAATAAATGGATTAAGGCTCAATATAATACAGGGCTAACTCTTAAAACCCGCAAGGTGGAGCTAAATTTAAGCAGAGGAACAATTACTCAAGAGGAGCTACCAAACGTCCCTGAGGAGGTGTTACAAGGGTACAGATACACTGTTGGTTATATGTATAACAGAGGTTTGACCGATGATATAATAGAACAGTTCGACATAGGGTATGACAGAAAAGATGATTGTATAACTATCCCAGTTACCAACTTAAAAGGTGAAGTAAAGTGGATACAACGTAGAAGTATTATAGGCAAAAGATACTATATACCAAGTGGCATAAATAAAACTGATTACCTACTGGGAGCAAGTGAGATACTGAGACAGAAATTATATAGACAGCCAGTATATATAGTGGAATCTCCATTTAATATGTTAACTCTTTGGAAGTTAGGTCATCCCGCTATATGTATATTTGGTACTGGAGGAGGAAATCAGTATTCTATGTTGAATAAATTGCCTATAAGACATTATATAATAGCACTAGACCCAGACGAAGCTGGCAAGAATGGTAGTAGAAAATTATTACATCATTTAGGAAAGACTAAGTTACTGAGTAAAGTAAACTATTTAGATAGTAGAGACATCAACGATTTAGACACTGAATTTGACAATTTAAAAATTTCTCCAATAAATTTATAAAAAATGGTTGATTAATTATATAAAGGTCTATATAATTATAAGTATAAAAAGTAAATAAAAAAAAACAGTTCAGGGGGAATAATGTATGTTTAAAGATGTAGTTAAAGTTTATGGTTTAAAACACACTGATGAGGAATTAGTTAGAGATTACCAAGCAGGTTTTCATGATGAAGTTATTGCATATGTATTTGAGACAAATAAGAGTCTATTTTATCAAGTAAGTAAAAAATACGTTGGTGTAAGTGATGATGAAGTTACGAGTGTAATATTAGAACAAATATGGAAATGTTTTGAAAACTTTGATGCTGAAAAGAGTACTAGTGGTAAATTAACTTCTATGATATGTGTTTATATCAAGAATGCTCTTAGAACTCTAACACAAAGTAATGCAAGTAATAAACGTAAAGCGAACAACGGCGACCAATGTACTCCAATGAGTTGTTATGAAACAACTGAAGATAGATGGGAGGAAGCAAGTGTTGAAGATGAATATGACAAAGTTGAATTATCTGACTTAGTACATAAGGAAGATTTATCTGAAAAACAATTACAATATTGTATGGTAGCACTTGACCATATGTGTGACTTACAACAATCTCATATGGCAAGGGAAATTGGAGTTAGTACTGCAGGAGTTGTTGGAATTAGACGTGCATTACAAAAGAAATTAAATTATTTATTAAGTTAGTAAAAAACGAAGTCTTACTATACTATATATAGTAAGACTTTTTAAATACAAAGGAGGTAGTTATATGGAACTACAAGATTGGAAATTAAGTGAGTTAGGCGAAGATATTTGGAAGAAAAAATATCAACGCAATGGTGAAAGTTTTGAAGACTGGCTAGAGAGAGTTAGTGGTGGAGATACACAAGTTGCTCAACTGATAGTGGATAAGAAATTTTTATTTGGTGGTAGAATACTTAGTAATAGAGGTATTACAGATAGAGGTGTAACTTACAGTAATTGTTATGTAATAGAACCTCCACATGATAGTATCGAGGGTATATATGAGGCTGCAATGAAGTTAGCTCGTACATTTAGCTATGGTGGTGGATGTGGTGTTGATATTAGTACATTAAGACCAAAAGGAGCAGAGGTACATAATGCAGCTCTTACAACTAGTGGTGCAGTCTCATTTATGGATGTCTTGGAACAAACTGCGAGAGTTATTGGTCAGAATGGGAGACGTGGAGCCTTGATGATAAGTATGGACAGTAGTCATCCTGATATACATGACTTTATAGATGCTAAACTAGATAACAAATTAGAAAAATGTAATATCTCAGTACGTATGAGTGATGATGATATGGAAAATAAACCTGATATATTAGACCATATCGCATTAAATAATTATGACTGGGCAGAGCCTGGCATACTGTACTGGGACACAATAAAACGTTATAACTTATTAGATGAATTTGCATATTTTGAATATGCAGGAGTAAATCCTTGTGCTGAGGAACCATTACCGGCAGGTGGTAGTTGTCTATTAGGAGCATTAAACTTAAGTGAATTTGTAGAAAACCCATTTACAGATAAAGCTGCCTTTAATATACCTGAGTTCAAAAGTGCAGTAAGAATAGCGATACGTGCCTTAAATGATGTGTTAGATGAAGGACTAGAATTACATCCATTAGAAGAACAAAGAAACAGCGTACGTGATTGGAGACAAATAGGACTTGGTATTATGGGATTTGCTGATATGTTGTTAAAGATGGGATGTCAATATGATTCCTCACGTGCTCTTGATATAATTGATATGATAGGTAAAACTTTAGTTAATACAGGATTAGAGGAAAGTGCGTTACTAGCTATGGACACTGAATCCTTCCCTGAATGTGACCTACGTTTAATACTAGCAAGTACTTTTATAACCGTATTAAGAAATAGTAATGTTATTGAAGATAATACAATTGATTTGATAAAACGTTATGGCCTTAGAAATTCTCAATTATTCACAATAGCGCCAACTGGAAGCATAAGTACAATGTTAGGAGTTAGTGGTGGAGTAGAACCAATATTTGCTACACATTATACAAGAAAAACTCAATCCCTACATGGAGAAGATGTATATTATAATGTATATACTCCAATAATACAAAAGATGATTGATACAGGAGTAATATCTGAGGAAAATGTAAGTACTATAGCCACTGCTCAAAATATAGACCCGTTTGACAGAGTTACAATACAAGCACAATGGCAAAGATTTATTGATGCTAGTATAAGCAGTACTGTTAACGTTACTAATGATACAACTGTTGAAACTATAAGAGATTTATACCAAGCGGCATGGGAGGAAGGTTGTAAAGGACTAACAATCTACAGAGCTGGCTGTAAAAAAGAAGGTATATTAGTAGTAGATAAACCAAAAGAACAAACAACAGAGAATACTATACACATACCAATAACTGACACATCTATTGATAACTGTGTAGCATATGGTACTCAACTAACAACTGGATGTGGTAGTTTATGGATGTCAGTATACTTCCATAAGAAAACAGGTCAGCTATGTCATATCTTCTTAGATAAGGGTAGTCAAGGTGGATGTAATAGTTTCATGATAGGACTTAGTAGAATGATAAGTTATGCAGGTAAATTAGGTGGAACAGTAGAAGGTATATGCGACCAATTGAATAGTGTTCCTGCTTGTCCATCTTATTCTGTTAGAACTGCGTTGAAAAAAGATACAAGTGCAGGTAAATGTTGTCCAAGTGCAATAGGAAGAGCATTAATGGAATTAAAACAAAGATATATTGAAGACCACATTGAGATGAGTACTGGAGAACTTAAGCGAGAAGAAATGACAGTAAATAATTGTCCTGAGTGTGGAGCCAAATTAAACTTCACTGGTGGATGTAATAGTTGTCCTGAATGTGGATGGAGTCGTTGTAGTTAGGAAGGGTGATAAAATGGTATTAATGTACCGTAGATTAGAATTTAATCACAAATATTTTATATCTAACAAGGGATTTATAATATCCCTTGTTAGAAGATTTAGATTATTAAATATTCGTAGGGATAAGCATGGGTATGTCCATTACTACATAAGAGATACCACAACAGGAAAGCGAAAGGATTATAAGGGACATAGATTAGTAGCCGAGGTGTTTATTCCCAATCCTAATAAATTACCAATAATCAATCATATAGATGGGAATAAATCAAATAATCATGTTGAGAATTTGGAATGGTGTACTCAATCATACAATAATATTCACTCATATGAAACAGGCTTACACGTTCCGGGTTATAAGGCTTGTGTTATAAATGGAGAATTTTACAAGAGTCAATCAGAAGCAGCGAAGAAAATGGGAGTATGTAGACACACAATAGATAATTGGATTAAACTTGGTAAAGGTTATTATATAAAAAATAATTAATCAAGTTAGTAAACTTTAAAAGTTTTCTATTCTATATATAGAATAGAAAATAAAGGAGATGATTATATGAATGAACAAATGTTTAAGAGTATAACAAGACTAAGAATGTCAATGTTAATGTTTTATAAATTATATTATAAATAAAAAAAGATAGGTCATTTTATTGGCCTATCTTTTTTTATTTGAAAAAAATAAGAAAATTTTCTCAAAACAGTTGTATAATTATATAAGTAATGATATAATAATGTTAATAAAAGATAAATAAAGGAGTTGGAGTTAGATGAAAACATATGAAAGTAAAAAAGGTATATTTTATATTGAACAACATTGGATGGATAATAAATATTACATTTATAGACAAAATAAAATCAGTGATAACTTTGGTACAGTTGGTGAATTAGTTAATGGATGTTCATATAAAACTGTAGAAGAAGCTGAACAAGATTTATATGATTTATATTTATAAGATTTAAGGGGGAATATATATGATGAACTTTTTAAATAAATTTAATGAATTAATTGAAAACGAAGGTTTGGTTTGTTGTGATTTACAAAAAGATGGTCCCTATAAACATATATCTCATTTAAGCGATAAGAGAAACGCCTTTTATGTTCATAAAAGAAAAGATGGTAATTTAAGAATTATGATAAATAAAAATTTAGTTGGTAGAAATACAGACTTAGCACATCAACTTAAAAATTTAGGTTTTACTAGTGGATGCTCTACAAATAGACATCTTAGTGAATTTGTGTACGAGAGATTTAATCCAAATAAATTTAGTGATGGTGAATTAATGATAGTATTATTTGCATTAAAGACTGCTTGTATTAATTACAAAATAAATTGTAAAATATACTGTTAAAAAATATAAAAGTAGGTTAGTAAAATGACCTACTTTTCTATACTATATATGTAAGATAATTAAATAAAAATAAAGGAGTTGGTTTTAAATGGCTAAAATAAATATTAAAGATGCAGGAAAATTTACAAACGTAGGTTCAAGTGAATATTTTACACTAAAAGATGATGGTGATATTGCTCAAGTAAGAATGTTATATACTGACCCAGAAGGTGGAGATATGGACTTCTTTTTAGTACACCAAATAGAAATTGAAGTTAATGGTAAAAAAGTAAGAAAATATGTAAGTTGCTTAGCAGTGGACGAAGATGGACATATACACAAAGATGATTGCCCATTATGTAAAGCTGGGTATAGAACACAGGAAAAATTATTCCTACAATTATATGACGAAACTGATGGCAAACTTAAAGTTTGGGAAAGAGGAAAAAACTTTGTAGGAAAAATAGTAAGTTTCTTGAATAGATATGGTAGCTTAGTTGAGCGTCCTATCGAGATTGAGAGAAAAGGTAAAAAAGGTGATACTAATACAACTTATGAAATGTTCGCATTAGAAAAAGATGGTAAAGGACTAGAAGATTTTCCTGAGAAGGTCAATATAGAAGGAACATATATTACAAAAGTAAGTAAAGCTGACATGATAGATATTGTAGATGGCATATATGATTGGGGCGGTAATAAAGCTCATAATGATGTTGAACCTGCTCCAAGTAGACGTGATGAGACACCTAGAAGGGAGAGTAGAAGACGTAGAGTTGTAGATGATGAATTTTAATAACAAATAAATAACAAGTTAATACCAGGTAGTAATTACCTGGTATTTTTTATAGGAGGGATATAATGAGTTTGTTTAAAGATACATTTAGTCGTTGTAATAATAAAGAGGCGAATAAAAAAGCGTTAGAAGTGTTGAATAAAAAGAAAAATAAAAGAGCGCCAGTAACATCAATAGTACCTAAGACAATGAAGGATAAAGTAGAATATGCAAAGATGATGTCTACTAAAATATTTGCTGATAGATTAGATAGAATGGAATTAGTAACCTCAGAAGAACGATTAAGACAGTTTGATAAAAAAGTAGTAGCCAATGGCATAGTAGCATTAGATACTGAGACAAACGGACTTGATAGAATAGACGGAAAAGTAGCTGGTATATGTCTTTATACTCCATATGAAAAAGGAATATATATTCCAGTAGGACATATTAGTTATATGACAAATATGGAATTACAAAGTAATGTATCTATTGAAGTAGTTAGAAAATTAATACAATCTTGGTCAGATAATAATATTAGATTTGTACTCCATAATGCTAAGTTCGATATGCACATATTATATTGGATGATAGGAGTAAAAATAGTGCCATACTGGGACACATTAATTGGAGGGTATTTACTTAATGAAAATGAACCTCATGGCTTAAAAGTATTATGGCAAAAGTATTGTACAGGAGAGAGTGCTGAGGTAGGTAAATTTGGTGAGTTATTTAATGGCATTGAGTTCAATAAAATACCTCCCGATGTTGGCTATATGTACGCAGCCTTTGACCCTATAATGACTTTTGAATTATATGAATTTCAACGTGAGTATTTGGACAGAGATGGAAAGTATTGCTATAAAAAAGGACTTGAAAGGGTGGCAGATGTATTTAGAAATATAGAGATGCCATTAATAGAAGTAGTATTTGATATGGAGGCACAAGGAGTAGACATAGATACAAACTTAGCACAACAACTTAAAGAGCGATATACTACGTATATGGACAACGCGCTTAATGAGTTCAATACACAAGTATCTGAACTTGATAAACAGGGAGTATTCAATGACTTAAGAGTAAAACATCCTGATAAATATAACAAAATAAGTGAGTTTGGAGAAGTAAATATTAATATAGGAAGTAATCAACAGTTAGTAATATTATTCTACGATGTCTTAAAATTAGAGCCACCAAAAGGTCAACGTAGCGTGGGAGAAGAACAGCTGAAACAATTACATCATCCATTAGTGAATAGTATATTAGAGTATAGAGGTATGAGTAAACTATTAAGTACTTATATTGATGCCATTCCTGAACATATAAGCAAAAGAACTGGTAAGTTACACGCGAACTTTAATCAGTATGGAGCTAAAACTGGTAGATTTAGTAGTAGTGACCCAAACTTACAAAATATACCAAGTAGGACTAAAAAATTAAGTGATGGCACTGTAATAGATGCTGGACATGATATTAGACAGATGTTTGTTGCAGGCCCAGGTAATGTAATAATTGGTGGTGACTTCTCACAACAAGAACCGAGATGTTTGGCACATATGAGTCAGGACGAACATATGATACAAGCATATTTAGACGGTAAAGATTTATATAGTACTATAGCCAGTAAGTTGTATAATATGCCATATGATGAGTGTAAAGAGTTCAGACCTGACGGTACAGTTAACCCTGAAGGGAAACAACGTAGAAGTTCCGTTAAACCTATATTACTAGGAATTATGTATGGTAGAGGTGTAACAAGTATAGCCGAGCAGATGAATATCAGTAAAGAGGAGGCACAACAAGTTATTAACGACTTTTACAATCAGTTTCCAAAAGTAAAAGGATTTGTAGACTTTGCTCAAGAGAATGCAAGAGAGTATGGTTTTGTAGAAACTGCGTGGGGAAGAAAAAGAAGATTACCAAATATGCAGTTAGACCCAATTGAAATAACAGTTGAGAATCCTAACTTAGTTGATACATTTAATCCATTAGATTTTACTGGAACTGCTAATACAGAGGTGACCGATGAGGTTTATTTTAAATATCTTAAATTAATGAATAGAGCCTTTGGTAGAGAGGCAAAAGAGAAGATTAAACAACTGGCCAAAGATGAAGGCTATAAGATAGTTGATAATGGTGGATATATAGCAGATGCTCAGAGACAATGTGTTAACAGTATAATACAAGGTAGTGCGGCTGATATGACAAAGATAGCAATGATAAGAATTCATGACAATAAAAGACTACAAGAATTGGGATATAAATTAATCATACCGGTGCATGATGAAGTATTAGGAGTATGTCCAAAAGAGAATGCCAAAGAGGTGAGAGATATACTAGAATACATTATGGTACACGTAGTAGATGGTAAATTTGAAATACCAATGAAAACTGATATTGAATGTACGTATAGATGGTATGGAGAGGGAATAGAAATTTAATAAATATTTAAAACTCGGTTAGTAAAAGCCGAGTTTTTTATATACTATATATGTATAACAAATAAGAAAAAGGAGATGTGTAATAATGAGTAAAGAAATTGCAGTAGTATTAAATAGTGGTGGTGTAGATAGTACAACAGCAGTGGGATTAGCAGTAGATTTATATGGAAAAGAGAATGTTGTTACAGTTAGTGCGTATTATGGACAAAAGCACAGTATTGAATTGAAATGTGCAAAAGATATTGCTGAGTATTATGATGTAAAACATATAGAAATAGATTTAAGTAAAATATTTGCATATAGTAACTGTTCTCTATTATCTAATAGTACAGAAGAAATTAGACATGAGAGTTATGCAGACCAAATAGCCAAAGATGGAGAGGGAATGGTGAGAACTTATGTACCATTTAGAAATGGATTATTATTAAGTAGTGTAGCTGCCATAGCGATGAGTCTAGTTGAAGACAAACCAGACACAATTGCTACTATATATTTAGGAGCTCATGCAGATGACGCGGCTGGTGAAGCCTATGCTGACTGTAGTCCTGAATTTACTGAGACTATGGATAAAGCTATATCAATTGGTACTTATGACAAAGTTAGAGTTCATGCTCCTTTTGTAAATATGACTAAAAAAGATATTGTACGTTTGGGATTAGATTTAAAAGTGCCATACGAATTAACTCATAGCTGTTATGAAGGTGAAAGACCTTGTTGTGGTACTTGTGGTACTTGTATAGATAGAATAAATGCCTTTAAGGCAAATGGTGCAGTTGACCCTGTACCATATAAAATAAATATAAACTGGGAGGAAAAATAATATGTATAAAATAATAAAGAAAATGGAAGTTGCAGGAGCTCATAAATTAGATTTACCATATGAGAGTAAATGTAGTAATCTACATGGACATAACTGGAATATAGAAGTTCAAATAGAGAGTGAAGAATTAACTGAGTATGGAATGGTAATGGATTTTACTCATATAAAAAGAGTTGTAAACCAATTAGACCATGCGTATATAAATGATGTTGTTGGAGTTAATCCAACTGCTGAGAATATCGCTAAATGGATAGCTGACCAATTAACTGGTATGTTTGATGGCATATATGTAAAATGTACTAGAGTAAGCGTTGAGGAAAGTGCTCATAACACTGCAATATATGAAGTTAAAGGGGGATGTAACTGTGGAAGATAAAATGTATAAAGTAAATGAGATATTTTTAAGTATAGATGGAGAAGGAGTTAGAACTGGGTTGCCTACAGTCTTTATAAGACTGTATGGCTGTAATTTAAAATGTAGTTACTGTGATACTCGTTATAGTTGTGAAAATAGTGAATATACTGAAATGCCATTAATGGATATATTAGATGAGGTATTAACATACGGAGTTCCTCGTGTAACATTAACTGGAGGAGAACCACTAATACATGAGAATGTAAAAGATTTAATCAACTCTTTAGTAGCTAATGATGTTGAAGTAAATATAGAAACTAATGGAGCAGTTGATTTAGATAAGTTTTGGGAATACAAGTATAATAGTAAAGTAATATTCACAATGGATTATAAATGTGCAAGTAGTGGCATGGAAGATAAAATGAAGTTGTGGAATTTAAAACTATTACAACCTAAAGATGTAATTAAATTTGTAGTTAGTAATTACAATGAATTGGAAAAAATGGAATATATACTAGAGGAGAGCGAATGTAAAGCTCAGCCTTATGTATCACCAGTATTTGGTAAAATAGAACCAAAAGAATTAGTTGAGTATATACTGGATAATAAATTAAACAATGTAAAAGTACAAGTTCAGTTGCATAAAATAATATGGAATCCAAATATGAGAGGTGTATAATATGATAGATACTAAGAAAATTGAAAGTGCAGTAAGAGATATATTAGTGGCGTTAGGAGATGACCCAGACAGAGCAGGACTAAAAGAGACTCCTAAAAGAGTCGCTAAAATGTATCAAGAAGTATTTGAAGGAATGAACTATACAAACGAAGAAATAGCTGAGATGTTCGATAAATGTTTTTATGATGAGGGAGCAGATGATTTAGTGGCAGTAAGTAAAATACCAATTTTTAGTTATTGCGAACACCATTTAGCTTTAATGTATAATATGACTGTCAGTGTTGGATATATACCAAACGGTAAAGTTATAGGACTTAGTAAAATTGCTAGAGTGGCAGACATGGTAGCTAAGAGACTACAATTACAAGAACGTATTGGAGAAGATATTGCTGATATACTACAGATGATATTAGATACAGAAGATATAATTGTAGTAGTAGAAGGTGAACATAGTTGTATGACTGCGAGAGGAATTAAATCTCGTGGAGCTAAAACAAGAACTGCAACTATAAGAGGTAGATTTAAAACTAATATTGAGTTGAGACAAGAAGCATATGAATTATTTAAATAAAAAAATTAAGTGGTCAGTTAGTAAACTGGCCACTTTTTATATACTATATATGTAATTAAAAAGGAGTTGATAACATGAGTTTTGATTTATACTTCGCAGGAGTGAGAGACATTGAAGCCGATGAAGCCATGATAGCAAGAGGCAGTTGTAGATTATATTCTCAACTACGTGATAGGAGTAGAGGAAAATTATGGTTACAACAAGCTAAAGAAAAACCAGGTACAAAAGTATTTGTAGATAGTGGAGCATACAGTGCCTGGTCAAGAGGTAAGAGTATTGATACAGATGAGTATATAAATTACTTAAATGAGAATACCAATGAGTTAACATTGTTTGCCAGTGTAGATAATATACCAGGAGAATTAACAAGAACACCAACACTAAAAGAGAAACAACAATCTCCATTATTATCGTGGGAAAATTATATGTATATGAGAGAGCGAGTAAAAGAACCTGACAAACTATTACCAGTTTTTCATATGGGGGAAGATTTTAAACATCTGAGTAATATGTGTAATACAATATTAGACGGAAAACATATACCATATATAGGGTTAGGAGGAACAGTTGGAGTTAGACCAAGTTCAGTAAAGAGTAATTGGTATAAACAATGTTTTAAAGTAATAAAAGAGAGTAATAACCCAAATATAAAAACACATGCTTTTGGAATGACTAGTTTGAATATATTAGAGAATTATCCATTTACAAGTGCTGATAGTACTACCTGGATGATGTTGGCAATTAATGGAAATATTCTTACAAAATATGGTGTTGTAGGATTATCTAATTCTGCTCAACACAGACCTAACCACATATTAAAATTACCAAAAGATGTACAGAAACAAGTGGAAGCACAAATAGCTGAATGTAATTTGACATTAGAAGAATGTGTAGAAAATACTAACTTGAGAACTGTTGTTAATATTCACTATATACAAAACTGGGCAGATAAGTATAAGTACAAAGGTAACAATAGGTTTCAAAAGAGATTATTTTAGGAGGTGAGCTGAGTGAGTTTTAACTTATATTTAGCGGGAAGTAAAGTAAATACGCAGAATGATATAATAATAAAAAGAGAATGTGATGTACTATTTTCACAAATAAATGACAGAAAAGCTATAATGAAGTTTTTAGAAGTAATGTCCAATAATAAGTTATTTATAGACTCGGGAGCATACAGTGCTTGGAGTAAAAATAAACATATAGACGTAGACGATTATATAAAGTTTATAAATGATAATACAGACAAATTTACTTTGTTTGCAAGTGTAGATGACATTCCAGGTGAGTTAAAAAGAAAACCTACATTATTAGAGCAACGTGAATCACCTGAGAAGTCTTGGCACAATTATTTATATATGAGAGAGCAAGTAAGAGACAAAGATAAACTATTACCAGTATTTCATATTGGAGAAGACTTTAGACATTTACAAAATATGTTAGATGCAACGTTTCATGGGAAACATATTCCATATATAGGACTTGGTGGAACTGTTGGATTGGCCAGCTCAGTAAAAGAAGATTGGTATAAACAATGTTTTAAGATTATACAACAAAGTAAGAATCCAAAAGTAAAAGTTCATGCGTTTGGGATGACTAACTTAGACATATTAGAAAATTATCCCTTTGAGAGTGCAGACAGTACAACGTGGTTAATGGCTGCAATAAATGGAGAGTTATGTACCAAATATGGTAGAATATGTGTATCACCAAAAGTACAACACAAAGTCAGTCATTATAATAAATTACCACAGTTAGTACAGAGACAAATAGATGAGCAATGCGTTTCATATGGAACATCAATAGAGCAATGTATGGAAAACCAAGAGAGTAGACAATTATACAATATAAATTACTTTAAAGATTGGGCAGATAACTATAAATATAAAGGTAATAACAGATACCAAAAAAGATTATTTTAGGAGGGAAAATTATGAAAGTAAATACAAGTATATTAAAAGATATGTTGAAAGCTGTAAGTAGTTGTAAACCAAGTAAAATATTAGAAATAACTAATTACTATGAGTTAGATTTTAGTGTAGAAGGATTATCATTGAGAGCAACAGACGGCATAAACTTCATAACAATTAATCACCCAACAGAATGTGATGAGAACATGTCAGTTATAGTAAAAGCTGACCAATTTAGTAAATTAATTAATAAAACTACTAAAGATACAGTGACACTTAAATTGACAGATAACTACTTAGAAGTAAAAGGTAATGGTAATTACAAAGTTGAGATAGTTAGTGATGAAATTTATCCTACTTTAGACATAGATGTTGATAAGGAATTTACTATAACTTATTCAACATTGAGTAATGCAATAACTAGAGGCAGTAAAGCTAAGAGTAATGTACCAACAGATGGTGTATTATTTAGTTACTTAGTAAGAGATAGTGAGATAGTTACTGCCGATGCAATAAAAGTATATAGTACTGAGTTAGACGGTAAAGATTTAGAAGAAATAGAATTATTAATACCTCCAACATTAGCAAACTTATTACAATCAATAGATGTTGAGAACATAAAATTTATGGTAGATAAAGATTGCTCAACATTGAGAGCGGTAGGACAAAATATAACTATTACTGGAGCCTTACAAGAGGGAGCAGATGAGTATCCCGATGTATTTCCATTATTGACTAGTAATTATCCTCATACTTGTGAAGTAGACGTTAAGCAAGTTTTACAAGCATTAGATAGATTAGATTTATTTATAGGTATATACGATAAAGGTATTATAGATTTAGTATTTAGTGAAACTAATATGGTCATATCAACTTCTAGTAAGTCCCTAGAGGTGATTGAATATACTAAGCCGATAGATTTATCAGAACCATTTATTATCAGTGTAAATAGCGCTTATATGAAGGACTTATTTAGTGCAGTAGATGAACCTAATGTAACTATAGAATTTGGTACAGAGGAAACACTTAAATTACAAACTAAAGATAGTATAATGTTGTTGGCAACTGCCGATGAAGAATAGGAGGTTATTTATGAAACTAAATAAGATAGCTAAGATGGTTAGGGCTGAAAAGAGTAATGAGATTGCCCAACAGTTTGTGAATGACTTAATATATACAATAGAGAAGGAGAATGAAAGTGATTATATCCCAACTAGGTCTTATAAACCTAGTGGGATAGCAGGTTGTAAGAGAGGTCTATATTATCAGATGGTAGGTGCTCAACCAGATGAACAAAGTAGTGGATTAAATTTAATCGGTATCTGTGAGAGTGGAACTGATAGACATGAGACAATACAAGATTATATACAACAAATGGCAAAATACACTAATAATTGTAAATGGATTAATGTAGCTGAGTATTTACACAGACAAGGAATTACTGACCCTCAGGTGGTATCTCAAGAAGGAAATGAAACTAAGTTATTCAGTAAGAAATATAATATGAGATTTATGTGTGATGGATTAGTGAACTATAAAGGAGAGTACTATATAATAGAGATTAAAACTGAGAGTACACATAAATATAACTCACACGAGGGACCACATCAAGCACATAAACTACAAGCAGCTTGTTATTCTATGTGTATAGGAGTACCGAAAGTAATATTCATCTATGAGAATAGAGATAATTGCAGTAAAAAAGGTTATTTATTTGAAGTACCAAAAGAAATGATTGAGAACATAGAAGATACTATACAGTACGTAGATGACTGTGTGAGATTAAATGTAGTGCCACCAAAAGAGCCTAAATGCACGTACTGTAAATATAAAACTATCTGTGCTAAGGAGGATGCTCATGAACTATGGTAAGAAATTCGAGAATAACTTTAAGAAGGGAGTCGGTAAAGAATTAGTGAGATTATATGATACTACTAATGGATATGCAGGAGTAAAGAATCCTTGTGATTTTATCTATTACAGATACCCTTTCCAATATTTGTTTGAGTTAAAAAGTGTAAAAGGTAGTAGATTTGATTTTAGTAATATAACTGACAATCAAAAGGAACAATTGGATTTTTACAGCCATATAAAAGGCTGTAATCCAATGGTAGTTGTTGAGTTCAGAGATTATAAAGAAGTATATATGATACCCTGGAGTACTATAAAAAGAACAATAGCAAACAATAAGCAAAGTTTAACTATACATGATTGTGCAGTAATAGTTAGTGTTTGTAGACTACCGGTGGAATACCAAAGGATAAATTTTAAACTGGACAAGGAAACTTTTAACAGTAGAATATTCTTAATGGCTCAATTGAAGGAGTGTGCTGATAATGAGTAAATTAGATATTATAAAAGAGTTCAATAAACAATGTGGTGATGTAGTTAATACTGCATTAACTATTAGTGAAAAATATACAAGTACATTGGATGATTGCATATATGAAGTTAAAGAACTACTACAAAATACCTCTACACTGAGTAATGATGACTTGGAGAAATATATAGCACTATTACCTGTGTTGATGTATGAACTAATAGATAAAATGCAGGTACTAGGAGTTAGAGTTGATGCAGCTAAGACTCAAAAGAAAACACGTTTTAACACTGCTTATATGCACAGTGATGAGAGTACAGTGGCAGCTAAAACAAGTGATGCTCAACTAATGGTGGAAGAAGAACAATTTATTGAAGACATATATATAAGAGTGTATAAACAATGTGAGAAGAAATTAGATATAGCAGATATGCTACACAGTAGCTTGAAGAAATTAATGAACTTGAGACTTAATGAATTTAATGTAACAAGAAATAATATGATGGCCAATGGGAGGGATTATTAATGGCAAATAAAAAAGTAAAAGTGAGATTATTTGAAGGAGGTAAAGCTCCACAAAGTAAAAATGGTAATTGGTATGACTGTTATGTACGTACTGCAAGTGTAAATGGTGTAGAGCCTACTGGTAATATAATAAGGTTCTCACCTGGAGATATAATAGTAGTCAATTTAGGATTTGCTATGGACATGGGAAAAGGCTACGAGGGATATATATTACCTCGTAGTAGTACCTTTAAACATACTGGTCTACTACTTACTAATAGCATGGGATTAGTAGATGATACGTATTGTGGTGATAATGATGAATGGTTAGCAATGTTTTATAGTACTAGATATGGAGCCTTTAAAAAGGATGATAGATTAGTACAAATAAGTGTTAAAAAGAGTACTCCTTTAGATATAGACGAAGTTGATATATTAGGCAATGAAGATAGAGGGTCATATGGTACTACAGGGAAATAAAACAGAGTGGGTGGTTAGTAAATCACCCACTTTTTCTATACTATATATGTAAAACAAATAAATAAAAAGGAGTGGTATGTATGAGTAAACCAATGGATTTAGGAATTAAACAAGCTAAAATGACTATGAGTAAAGGAATAGGAGGTCCCTTTGGAGCTGCTATAGTAAATAGTAAAACTGGAGAAATAATTTGTGTAGATAGTAATCATGTATTAGGTAATAATGACCCAACTGCTCATGCTGAGATATGTGCTATAAGAACTGCCTGTAAGATATTAAATACATTCGATTTAACTGGATATACTTTATATGCCACTGGATATCCTTGTCCAATGTGTATGGCTGCAATAATATGGGCTAACTTGGATAAAGTGATATATGCTGGTGATGTAAAAGATGCTGAAGAAATAGGTTTTAGAGATGATTTTATATATGATTTTATAAAAGGAGATTGTAAGAATAGAGAAGTGGTTCCCGTGGAGCATGACCCTAAATCTAGAGACAAAGTAAGAGAACTATACAAAGAATACCAAGAAACTAATAAGGAGATGTATTAATATGAGAGAAATAGATTTAAAAATGGCTGCATTAAATAAAAAATTTGGTGCAGATATAATACAACAAGGAACTGACATAATAGAGGTAGATAAAATACCTTTTAGTTCACCTATGGCAAACTATATGACATATGGAGGAATACCAATTGGAAAAATAACTGAGTTCTTTGGAGGTGAAGGTGGAGGAAAAACAACATCTGCTCTTGATATTTGTGGTAATGCACAAAAGAAATTTACTGAGATGTATAGTAAAAAAGTTGGTGAATTGATACAACAGATAGAACTATTACAACAAACTAATACAAAACAATCTCAAAAGGAACTTAATAAGTTGAGTGCAGAATTAGATAAAGTACAAGAAAAAGGAGAAAAATTAGTACTATATATAGATACAGAACAAACTTTGGATACTGAATGGGCTAAGTTACTTGGAGTAGATACAGAGAAGATGATATTAGTAAGACCACAAGAACAGACTGCTGAACAGGTACTACAAATAATAATTGAATTAATATCAACTGGCAATGTAGGTTTATGTGTATTAGACAGTATACCATGTCTAGTTCCTCAACAAATATTTGATGAGAGTATGGAAAAGAAAGCGTATGGTGGTGTATCTCAACCATTAACTGTATTTTGTAGTAAAATTTTACCTCATTTAACAGTAAATCAATGTGCGTTCATAGGAATTAATCAAATACGTGAAGACTTAGGTAGTATGTTCAGTACTATAAGCACACCTGGAGGAAAAGGATGGAAACATGCTTGTAGTTTAAGAATAAGATTTAGAAAAGATACATTATTAGATGAGAATAATAAAGAGTTGAGTAGTAAAGCTGAAAATCCTGCCGGCAACAGAGTTGGCATGGAGATAATAAAAACTAAAGTATGCAAACCAAATAGAAGACTAGGATATTACACATTAAAATACTTAGAGGGTGTAGATACACTATACGATATGATTAATGTTTGTATGTTTTATAAAATAGTACAACAAGCAGGTTCTTGGTATAGAGTAATAGATGAGCAAGGTAATATAGTATTAGATAAAGAAGGGAATGAACTGAACTTCCAAGGTATGACTAGATTTATTAATTATCTACATGAACATGAAGACGTGGTACATGAGTTATTAACTAGACTAAATGAGGTGATGTTAGATGAGTAATAATGGAAATAAGTGCCAGGAAATTGTTATGAGATATAAAAACGGAGATAAAGAGGCGATAAACGAATTACCACAGTACATAGACAATATGGTATATTCCCTATTAAAACCATATAAATTATACAATGATAGAGATGAGCTGTACCAGGTCGCATGGCAGTGTATAATGAAGTGTGTAGACCATTATGACCCTTCATATGGCACACTATTCACAACTTTTGCATATCCCTCAATAAAAAGAGAATTAAGACAGTACAGAAATAGAATAGACAAACATAATAGATATACTACAGATGGTGAACAAAATATATATAAGATATTATCCATAGATGGATATATACAACTCAAACATCATGGCCATATTAGATACACTTCATTAGAGAATTATTTGGAAAGTAAAGAAGATGTAGAGCTTAGTGCTTTAGTACGTGAGTTAAAAGAAATTATTAGAGAAGAATTGAAGAACGTGAAGAATGACAAACAACGTGCTATAATAGCAGATTATCTGTGTGGCATAAAAGGTACATACATAGCATATCAGTACAGTGTATCACCTGCTTATGTATCAAGAGTAGTAAAAGATTTTTTTAAAAAAGTTAAAGACCAAGTTAGCGAATAAGAGATACCTCCTATACTATATATAGGAGGTGTTTTTAATGAGTACGAGAAGTAAAAGTGATGAACAGGAGCAATATGTAGCAAATTACTTAGATGGAGAAGTGACACCAAATAGTGGAGCTGGCCACACTAAAAAAGGTGATGTGTTAGTTGATAACTTCTATTTAGTAGAATGTAAGACAAAAATGCAACCTACAACACAGTTCACAATAAAAAGGGAGTGGCTGACAAAACTACAACAACAATCATTAGCAATGCATAGACCTTATACTGCATTAGTCTTTGACTTTGGAAAAGTAGGAGAAGAATATGCAGTAATACCTTTACAAGATTTAAAAGATTATATTGAGAGATTAAAGGAGGAGTTATAATATGGAAGCATTAGCAACTAAATACAGACCGAGAACATTTAAAGATGTTGTTTGTCAAGATAATGTGAAAAAGGTATTAAGTAATCAATTGGCAACAGGAGAAATAAAACAAGCGTATTTATTTTGTGGCTCAAGTGGAACTGGGAAAACTACCAGTGCTAGAATATTTGCCAATGATGTAAATGGTGGTAAAGGAAAACCAATAGAAATAGATGGTGCTAGTAATAATGGTGTTGATAATATACGTAGTATAATTGATGATTGTAGGATGAAAAGTTTGGATAGTAAATACAAAGTATATATAATAGATGAAGTTCATATGTTGAGCATTGGAGCATTTAATGCTCTATTAAAAGTATTAGAAGAACCACCAAAAGGAGTTATATTCATACTATGTACTACTGACCCACATAAAATACCTGCTACTATATTGAGCAGACTTCAAAGATTTGACTTTAAACGTATACCTCAGTTTGAGATAGTACAGAGATTGAAATATATATTAGATAGAGAAAATAAAGAGATAGTACAATCATGTGGAGGTAGTAGAGACGCAGTACAAGATATAACATGGGCTAAAAAAGAAGGTATAGAAGTAATTGAGTATGATACAGAGGCACTGGAATATATAGCTAAGTTAGCCGACGGTGGAATGAGAGATGCCATAATGAAATTAGATACAGTAATAGGATATACAAATAATATTACATTACAAGCTGTATTAGATTGTCTAGGTATTACTAATTATGAACATCTATTAAAGATAGTACAAGGTATTATAAATAAACAAGCAGATGAGCCAATACAAATAATAGACAGTATATACAGAGACGGCAAGGATTTAAAACTATTTGTAAAAGATTTAAATAAGTTTGTACTAGACCTATGTAAGCTGAACATAACAAGAAATAAAGAACTAACAATGATACCAACTGACATAATGAGACAATGTATCCACATAGCAACTAATACTTCAAAATATGACTTAGTAGATATACTGGACGGAGTAAATAACTTATTAGACAAGATAAAATATGAGCAGAATCCTAAAAATTTGATTGAAAGCGAGTTGATTATTTTATGTCTAAAATAATAGGACAAAGTAAATTACAAGCTAAATTGGATGGTCAACCTATCCCCCACTTTTTTATATTGTGGGGTGATAGAGGAGCTGGAAAGTATTTGATGAGTAAACAAATAGCTGAGAATAACCATTACAATTATGTATCAGTGGAGAATAATATAGAAGGTATTAGACAGTTAATAGAAGACTGTACTGCTATATCAACACCGACATTATTTTATATAAAGGGAGATGAGTTATCTATACCAGCACAGAATGCGTTACTTAAATTAGCTGAGGAACCACCTAGTAAGGGATATATAATGATTGGAGTAAGAAACATAGATAACTTATTAGCTACAATACGTAGTAGAGCAAAACTATTAATAATGGACAATTACAGTGTACATGAGTTAAATGACATCTTTGATTTATATGACTTAGGAGAAGTACCTAGAGATATATTATGTAGAGTAGCCACAACACCTGGACAGATATTGGAATATGTTGATAAAGATTTTATTAATATGTATCAATACGCATTAAAGGTATACAACAATATATTGAAGGTCAGCACTGGCAATGCTTTTAAGATATGTAATCCAATAGGATTCAAAGAGAATGATGGCTATCCAGTGGAATTATTTTTAGAATTGTTTAAACAAGTAGTAATAGATGAGCAGAAACATAGCAGTTATGTAGATTATAAGATGATAGAGTATACTAGCTCAGCTCTATGGGACTTAAGAATAAGAGGAGCCAATAAACCATTGATATTCGATATTTGGGTATTAAATATTAGAACTTTAAGGGGGAAATAATATGTTACCATTACAAAATGATGCTAGAGCAATTAAAAAGTTTGCCAAACAATTCGCAGAGGCTTATAAAGATTGTTTTGCCTGGTATAGCGAGGAGAAATATGTTCGTGGGTTTGCTACGAGACATTTTGAAACTGTATGTGCTATCAATGAAGATGAGAATGGAATTATAATAAGTAAGAAAAATAAAAAATTATTTGTAGATGAGTTTAGCAAAATAACATTAAATAATATACTATATATGAAACAAGAACACAACCAAAGGGAAAAACAAGACATGAAGAAACATGGAGTAAAGAGAAAAAAAACAAAAGGGAGGAAAATAGTATGATAATATTTAATTTTATGTGTTTAATAATGGCGATGAGTATAGTGATTGATTGGATAACACAAACAATAGGAGATAGAGACATTGACGGGATGAGCGCAATAGCAATTTCAATAGCAATATGGTACTTAGTACAAATAGTGGGAGGAATAAAATTATGTTAGGTTTATTAGACTTACAAACACAAATAAGGGAAGGTAGTTTACTTCCCTTTTATATTTTTACTGGAGAAGAAATAGAGTTACAGAATATCTACTTAAAACAGATGGGCAATGTAATAAGAGTAGACAGAGTGGCAGACATCTATAACAAAATAACTAGTAAATTAATAAGTGGTAAATTTGCAGTATATGTAGTTAGAGATGATATGGATTTTATAAAGAGTGAGAAAACGTGGAGCAGTATAAGTGATAGAATTAGAAATGTAGTATTAGTAATACAAGTTACAACACCAAATAAATGTAAGAAGTTCATAAAAGAATTAAATGATTGTGTAGTTGAATTCAATCACATGACTACAAAACAATTATTGAATGTAGTCAATATGGACTGTAGTGTGAGTAATAAACAATATTTCATTGAAGCGTGTAATAATGACTTGAATACAATAAATAATTATCTTGATATATTCAAGAGAGCAGGAATAAAAGAGTTGAATAAAAAGATAGTAGATGAGTATATTCCAACAAAAGAAGATGTAACTGTATTCCAGTTAGCCGATGCAGTAATGAGAAAAGATGAGCAACTAACATTTAGATTATTAGACCAGTTACTAGAAGATAAAAATAATGTAATGGGTATTATATATGCTATATATTCTCAACTTCATAAATGTGTATTAGTAGAAGGATATAGAGGTGAGAAGAATATTAGTAAAGTAACTGGTATTAATAGTTGGATATGTAATAATATACTACGTGATAACCGTATAGAACCATCTAAATTACTTACTGCACTACGATTGGTACAAAAGTATGATAAAGGGATTAAAACTGGTAAATATGACGGTGTAATGGCTTGTTATAGTTTAATAGTAGAAATTTTAAGTTGTTGTTAGTAAAATGTTAAATTTTTCTATACTATATACAAGGAGATGATAGTAATGAAAATAAACAAAGAATTTGAAATTACTACTGATAAAGATAAGAATTATGTATTAATCCAAACTTATAAAACTAAGGTTGGAACATACACAACAAAAGAGAGATATTATCCGACATTAGAGAAAGCGTTAGTTGATTGTTTGAGAATAGGCATCTTGGAAACTGAGTTAAAAGATTTAGAGACAGTATTGAAAACGTTAAATAAATTAGAAAAAGATATTAAAAAGAGTTTGAAGGAGGTAAAGTGGTATGAGAAGAAGATGTAAAAAATGTAACGGTGATGTAGAGTATTGTAAAATGGGTAGAGGTAGCTATAGTTTAATATTTGTTCTAGTAGGTGGATGTATGATGTGGATTCCAATACTAGGTTGGATAGCTGCTCCAATATGTTTTATATTAGCAATATTAATGTTATTAGTACCAACTCACTATTTTGTGAAATGTGTTAGATGTGGTGAAGTTGTTAATATAACAAAAGAAGAATACGAGGAGGTAATGAGATAATGTTTGGAGAAAATAATTTTCAAGTAACTTTAGTTAATAAAGATGAGGTAACACAATTTATCAAGAAACATGGAGAATTTGCTTGTGTATGTTATGACACTCCAAAAGAACAGGCGGAAAAAGTAGGACTTCATTGTTTAAAGAGTGGACATTTAAGTGGTAGTAGACATCTATATTTTGTATTTGACTTACAAAGAGTTCCACGTTTTACAATTGACCAACTAGTAAGACATGAGGTAGGAGTAGTTAAAAATGTTCAATCTTTAAGATATGTTACAAAAGATAGAATGGATGTATACGTAGCTCCTGAGATAAGAAAAAACCCTCTACTAGTTAGAGACCATTTTTTAACTGAAGAATATGCAGCCACTTGTTATCAATTAACAATTGAAAAGATGAAGCAGGCAGGAGTTGATAAAGAACGTGCAAACGAGATAGCAAGAACTTTTGTACCAATAGGAATAGCAAGTGCTTGTAGTTTTGCAGTAAATATAGAAGGTCTTATACATTTAGCTAATGTAAGATTATGTAATAGAGCTGAGTTACCAATAAAATATTTAGTACAACAAATGGTAAAAGAAGTAATTGCAGTTGAACCAAGATATAAAGAGTTATTAGTTCCACAATGTAAGAAGTTAGGTTATTGTCCAGAGATGAAAGGGTGTGGAAAATATGAGCCGAAGAAAAAGTAAAAGTGATAGAGAATTAGTGGCAGACTTGACAGACAGAGTTAAATTATTTTGTGATAGTATGTATGATGGTAAAACTAGGGGCTGCAAAGATTGCCCCCTAGCACAATACGACACGGCGGACTGTAGGTTGGCATATATGCAATATATATTAAGTAAAGGTGAGGTGGAGTAAATGAATAACAATAATGTATTAAAATTTTTAGGATTTATTTTCAAAGTATTTGCAATAGTAAATTTTATACTTATGTTTGGTGATATACGTTTAAGAGAGTATACATGGGCTATAATAAGTGGCTCATGTGTGATAGTATGTTACGGTATCGCTAAATTAATAGATTTAACAGAAATAAAATAGGAGGGGAAAAGGATGAATAATACAACAGTGGCAAACTTAGCTACTATAGGAGGAATTACAATAGCTACTATAATAGCTGGATTTTCATTCCCAGTAAGTTTGGGAATTATTGGAGTAACTACAATAGGATGTGCATATTTAACATATAAGGAGGATAAATAATGGACGAATATTATTACACTAATGAACAAATAGAAAGCAGGGTCTTAGCACCCTGCAATATTGAACGACTAAAAGAACATAGACAATGTGAATTTTGTCATTTATGTTTTGACTGTATTGTATATATGGACAGAAATAAAATAAATTTGTGCCAGTTCTTGGACAATTATTTAAAGGAGGAAAAATAGTATGATACAATTAATGGGATGTTTATTAGGATTAGCAGCAATACTTTGGTTAATAGTTATGGTTTTATTATGTGTGGAGGATAAAGACGATGATAATTAAAGTATTAATATCCGGTGTTGTTGGTGAGTTATTGTTAGGACTTATATATTTTTATATAGTAACAAAGGGAGGTAAATAGTATGGAAATTAAAAAGAAAAACTACCCTAAAGGGGATTTGGTTACTAGTGGAGATATAATTATAGATGGAGATAGTTATTTATTAGTAGGCTGGGATTATGTTAAGCAAAAAGCAATTACAATAGATTTAAGCGAAACTACTAATAATGTAAGAATATATAATAGTGGTGACGAAATTAGAACTAAATATAAAAATAATAGAATTATAAAAGCGTGTGATATAGTATTAAGTTTTAATGAATAGTAAAGGGAGGTAAATAGTATGGAATATAAAATAGGAGATGTTGTTAGAATAAAGGATAATTTACAAGTAGGTGAAAAATATGGTGGTTGTAATGTTATAGATGATATGTTGAAATATAGAGGAATGGTAGACATCATAGAATATATAGATAAAGAGGGTGATTACCATTTAGCAAACGATAATAACCCTTATGTATGGAATAAAGATATGTTAGAACCGGCACTAACAGTAAAACAAACTAAAATGGATAGAATGGATATATACCAATATATATTAAACAACTTAGAGGAAACTTATAAAAATAAAAATAATGACTATGGTAATAGTGTTGCAGACACATATAAAAAATTTGGTGATTTATCATTCTTAGTAAGAATTACAGACAAATATAATAGACTATTAACATTGTGCAACCCAAACAACGAACAAAAAGTAAAGGACGAGAAAATAGATGACACTATATTAGACTTAGCAAATTACTGTTTACTATGGTTAGTGGAAAAAGAATATAAAAATAACAGTCCCACATAAAAATGTGGGATTTTTTTTATTTTTTTTTCAAAAAACACTTGATTAATTATATAAGTAGATGTATAATTAAGTTAATAAAAGATAAGAAAAAGGGGTTGAGGTAAATGTTAGATATAAAATTTGGCAAGATGGAATTACTTCATAGTTATCAAAAGCATGGCCTTAACAAATCTAAGATATTAGAAGCATTAGAAACTGGCATCAAAGATGTAGTAACTGGTAAACAAAGCAACAAGTTAATATACACAATGAACTTGACTACAATAGTATTAGACAAAGATAACAATTTTTTAACTGCTTACAAAACAAGTGAGCAGCAATACAACACTAAAAAAATAAAAAGTTTAAATGGAGGTAAGTAATATGATGAAAAAATTAATGAGTTTAGGATTAGCTGGTATTTTAAGTGCAAGTTTAATGGTTGGATGTAATAGTAATAATGACAGTAAAGATGATGACACAGTAACAATTAAATACGTTGATGAAAATGGCAACGTTAAAAGAGAAAAAGTAACTAAAGATGAAGCCAAACAAATAGAGAGAAAACAACAAACTACTGACACTGATAAAAAAGAACAAACTACAAAAGAACAACCTAAAGACGAAGACGAAATGACAGACGACGAAATGCAAGAAAAAGGATTAATTAAGAAAAATGGTGGACATTTAGAAGATGAAGCTAAGAAACAAGAAAAAATACATGAACAAGAAGACCAAGAACAACAAGGTAAATATCCTATTAGATACGATGCCGACGGTACTCAAATAAATGATGAAAATGGTAACTATACACCTGAATACGAACAAAAGAAACAAGAAGAATGGAATAGACATGAAAATTATGATGACGATGAAGATTATCCTAATAAGGACGTACATGATAGCTGTATAGACCCTGAAGATACAACTAATACAGACAACGATGTTGAGGAATCTCCAAGTGAAACAATAGAAAATAATTAAATATCTACTTAGTAAATAGAGCATTATTTCTATACTATATATGTAAGATGAAAAAGAAAATAACGGGAGGTACAATATGTTAAAAGTAAAAAGTAAATTAAAACCAATTAATGGAAAGGTTCAAGCGTTTGTAAAGATGAAAGTAACACCACATCAAGAACCATTAATATCTCAATATGAATTAGTAGCCCTACTAATGGGCTACAGAGATGTAGTCTTAAAGGACTACTCAGACTTCGCAGCTATACAACATATTAAAGAGGCTGTAGAGGCAATGGAAAAAGAACTAAATAGTAAGGAGGCTAAATAGTGAAGTATACAGTAAGAGTAGTAAATAAAGAGAATGGCATGAATTGTTTTATATATAGACATTCTACAATAGAAGATTTAAAATACATATTACTAAGTTTAAGTAATTTAGATACAACTAAATATTTTATTGATATTAAAAACGAGGAGGAATAATATGATTGAAGTAAAAAGAACTAAAAACGGAACTGTAAAAACAAGAGTTAAAGGAGAAGTAGAAGATGTATTGGAGCAATTATTAAATGCCACAATAAGTATAATAATGACATTAGTAGAAAGGGGTAATTTAGATAAAGAGCATATAAATGATTTTATAGACGAATTTGCACAACAAGTAAAAAATAATTTAAATAATTAAGGAGGGCTATATATGATTAAAATAACAGTGGAAACTAAAAATGGAGTACAAATAGTAAAGGAAGGTACATTAGTAAGAGGTACATTAAAAGATTTATTATATGAATTAACTGCACTACAATCTACGCTAGTAAATAGTATAGTGGAGCAAAATAAAGAAAACTTACAACCAGGTGTTGATGAATTAACTGCTAAGTTTAATATGATAGATACAATAGCACAAACAACAAAAATATCTATAGAGAGTAACCATAAATATACTAGTGATACATCAACTACAGTGCAACACATAAAACCACTACAAGAGGAGCCAAAAGAGGAGGCGGAAGAAATAACTGTAAATGATATTATAAAAGGAGGATTAGGAATAGATATGGATAACTTAACATGGGAAATGTATGCGATGAGTGTATTAATAGAAAAATGGTGGCCAGTAATGAATGACCATATAATGAGTAAAGAAGAAATGATTCAACTACGCAAAGAAGCTAAGGACGCAGGAATAGATATGGATGACTTATTAGATGCAATGATAGATAAACAAAGTAAGGAGGATTAATATATGATTAAAAGTAAAGATGGAGAAATAATGTTAGATGGTAGTAGTGAAGACTTATTAGTAGAAGCTACAAGCATAGTAGTAAGAGTAATACAAGTATTATTAGAGAAAGATTGTATAGAAGCAAACGACGTACCTAAAATTATTAATAATCTTACACAATTAATTACTGAATATACACTACCAAATAATAAATAAATAATAAATACAACTAAATAACAACCAAATAGGAATTATCTACCACTGCGATAATTCCTATTTATATTGGGAGGATGATTATTTTGGAATTAAATAAAGTATATAACTGTGATTGTGTGGAATATATGAGAACTCTACCAAATGAATGTGTGGACCTAATAATAGCTGACCCACCATATTATAAGGCTATAAACGAGAAGTGGGATAAACAATGGAAGACTGAGGATGAATATCTTAATTGGACACAACAATGGTTTAATGAATGTGTGAGAGTATTAAAACCAACAGGGGTATTTTATTGTTATGGTAATTTTGATATATTATCTAAGCAAAAGGTATTAATATTTGATAAACAATTAAACTTTAGGCAGAATATAACCTTATCTAAAGGATTAAGAGCAATAGCCGGCAGAACAAATGATAAATTAAGAATGTTTCCAACAGCAAGCGAATATTTGCTTTATTATGTAAAACAAGATGAGTTCTTTGATACTCCATTTAGTAGAATTATGAAACAAAAAATGAAAGAATTAAATTTAACACAATCAGACATTTCAAAATTAGAATTGAGTAAAAATGGTAAACCTACTGGATGGGTGCATAATAAATTAAAAGGAATTCAAGTACCAACAGAAAAACAATGGATAAAGATTTGTAAATTATTCAACATAAGAAACGAATACAATACTCTTATAGAGCAATATAAAAATGAAAGATATATATTTAATCTTCCTGTTGGGGTAACTGATGTATGGGATTTTATTCCTGATAAAGTTAGATATGGTCATAAAACACAGAAACCACAAGATGTAACAGACAGAATAATAAATGCCTCAAGTAATCCAAATGATTTAGTTTATATACCCTTTGCAGGTAGTGGTTCAGAGATAATATCTTGTGTAAAGTATAATAGAAATTATATAGCGACAGAGATAAACAATGAGTATATAGAGAATATAATATATAAAAGATTGGAAAATGTATCTAATAACAATTAAATAACAACTAAATAGGGTGATTAATAGTACATTAATCACCCTTTTTTAATACAAATAGAACAATAAACCTATATAATTAAGTCCTAAATGAGTTTTAATTGTACTAAAATAAGACATAAAATAGGAATTCTTACATTAATAATTGTTACTGATAACTAATATAAATTTGTGATAGGAGGATGGTCTTATGAAAAAAGTATTTGCTAAAAAATATATGGTAGTATTTCAAAGAGAGGAACATGATGAATTTGTAGTATATAATACAAAGAAGGAATGGGATGAAGGACATACTCACATTCATAGTTACAAACAAGCAATGTATCTAGTTGATTGTATTATCAATAACAAGATACCAAAGAAGGTAAACAAGTACTTTTTAGTTAGCCTAGTAAGATTGAGTAATAGCAAGAAATATAGAGAGCAAATACAAAGGAGAATTGATGGTGATATAGAGATAGAACATTACCACAATACTCCAAAACATTTTAGGAAGTAGGTGATAATATGGCTAGGAAAGCAAAACTAACAGGAGATGAAGTAGACCAATTATTTTTAGATTATTGCAGCAACATGACCCACAAGCAATTGTGTGAAAAATGGAATATAAGTAACAGTACATTGAGTAAACTGATACATGGTGAAGGTTGGGCTGAGAAAAGAAAAGCAACAAAACAATTAGCATTAGATAAGTGCCAAGCAGTATATGTAGATGCCAATAAAGAGTTAGTAGATAGATATTACCAAGCAGGGTACAAACTACTTTGTTTATGGGAACAGTCTATGGTGGATAACAGTAGTAGTATATTAGACAAAGAAGGAAAAATATCCCACTTTAAGTTGGCACAAGCAATACAAAATATGGTGGCAATTAAGACATTTTTAGATGAATGTACTGGCACAATTCCATTCAAAGAAGCAATGGAACTTAAGATGAAATATGAACAGATGGAACTTAAAAAAGCTATTGCAGGACTTGGTGGTGATGAGAGTGTACAAGATGACTTTGTAGCAATATTAGCTGACTCATTAAAACGTATCAATGAAGGTGATGAATATGAGCAAGATTAATAATGTAGTACCTTTTGGATGGAAACCATTTAGTGCAAAACAAATACAAGTACTATCATGGTGGCTAGACCCACGATATAAGAACAACACTGCATTGATATGTGATGGGGCAGTACGTAGTGGTAAGACAGTCTGTATGAGTTTCAGCTACATAAACTGGGCTACAGAGAGATATAATGGAATGAACTTTGCATTGTGTGGTAAGACAATAGCATCTTGTAGAAGAAACGTAGTTCAGCCATTAAAACAAATGTTAATGAGTAGAGGCTATATGGTACATGACAATAGAAGTGAGAACCTATTAACTATTAGCAGAACATGGAAAACTAAGCAAGGTAATATTAGAAAAGCAATAAACTACTTTTATATATTTGGTGGAAAGGATGAGAGTTCACAAGACTTAATACAAGGGATAACATTAGCAGGAGTATTCTTTGATGAAGTAGCATTAATGCCACAGTCTTTTGTCAATCAAGCGACTGCTCGTTGTTCAGTAACAGGAGCTAAGTTTTGGTTCAACTGTAACCCTGATAGTCCTTTCCACTGGTTTAATCAAGAATGGGTTCAAAAGAGTAAAGAGAGAAACGCATTACACATACATTTTACAATGGAAGATAATTTAAGTCTAAGTCAAGAAGTCATAGAGAGATATAAATCAATGTACAGTGGAGTGTTCTATAAGAGATTTATTTTAGGACTATGGGTAATGGCAGATGGAGTTATATATCCAATGTTTGACCCTGATAGACATGCTAAGAAATTAAGTCTTAATTGGACGAGAATATTTATTAGTGCCGACTTTGGTATTCAGAATGCTACTACCTTTGGTATATTTGGATATTATGCTCCTACAAAGAGATATCACCAAATAGCAAGTTACTATCATAATGGTAGAAAAGAAGGACAGAAAACTGTCGCTGAGTACGTGACAGATTTAATTGCATTTATACAAGAGAATAATGTAATGCCTGAATACATAACGATTGACCCAAGTGCAGCTCCACTGATAGTAGAAGTAAAGAAGAATAAGTTCTTTCAAAGACATAATATCAAAGTAGTACCAGCTAAGAATAATGTTGAGCTTGGAATTCAACTAGTGAGTTATCTGTTAAATCAAGATAGATTTACATTAGACCCAAGCTGTAGAAGTGATATTGAAGAATTTGGTTCATATTGTTGGGATGAAGACAAACTGGACAAAGGCGTGGAAGAAATACTAAAGATGAATGACCATGCTATGGATAAAATACGTTATGCAGTAATGACAGACAGTATTAACTATAGAACATTAGATGATGCACTAAGAGTATTAAGTGGTAAAGGTGCTATATATTAAAAGGAGGATTAATATGGTAAGATACAAAACAAAACCATGCGAGATTGAGGCTATTCAATGGACAGGTAAAAATATAATAGAACTATTAGATTGGGGACAAGGTAAAATACTTTGGAATGATGCAGATGATTTATTTATTGATACATTAGAAGGTAGAATGAAGGCCAGTATTAATGATTACATTATAAAAGGTTTAAGGGGTGAATTTTATCCTTGTAAACCAGATGTATTTGAAAAGAAATATGAGAAGATTAAATAAGGAGGTAGGTAAAGATGAGTTTGTACAATAGTATAGATAGAGCCTTAGTAGGACTATACAGTACAGATAGAAGATTCCTAGAAGAACTTCAACAAGTAAAAGCTTACTATGAATTCTATGAAGGTAGACCTGAACAATTAGAAGATGATTTAGAAGATGGAACTGGTCAACTGTGGCCAGTAAAAGACAGAGATTATAGACCAACAAGAGAGATAAGAAACTTGACAAAGAAACTACTAAAGAAACAAGGAAGATTTATGACCAGTGTACCACCTACTATAGTAGTAAAGAGTGTAGATGGTACTGACCCAACACTAGTTGATGATAAACGTATTGCCTTTGAGAAAATATTAGATGATGGAAAGTTTTGGAATAAGTTCAGTAAAGCATTTATGGACTGTGTTATAGGTAAACGTGTATTATTAGCATTGATGTTAGATGTAGATGACTATGGCAATCCAATAGACAATGCTCCTATCAAATTTAGATTTTATACAATGCCTGAGTTCTTATATGAGTATGACCCAAACGACTGTGACAAACTAATTAAAGTTCAGATAGCATATCAAGATGAATCCACAGTCGGTAAACTACAAAATGAACAGAGATGGCATAAATGGATTTATGAAATGCGAGGCGAAGAGTGTTGGTGTACATATATGGTAGTGGATGGTACTAACACAATAGCCTATGCAGAAGTACCAAACATATTAAATAGTAGTATTGCTGGTGAAGAACAAGACGAACAACAAATGCAGCAAGTAGAAATACGTAGTGAGTGGAATACTGGATTGAGCTGCATACCTTGTACCGTTATATTTAATGATGGACTTACTGGTGATATTAGAGGTCGTAGTGATGTAAAAGACTTAATGGATATGCAAATGGATTATAACAAAACTGTTAGTGATTATAGAGATAGTTTACGTTTTGCAATGTTTGACCAAACAGCCTTTATAGATGCCGACAGTGCCTCTATAGAAGGTGTTGTTATTGCCCCTGGTGCCATATTAGATATTAAGACTGATACTTCACTAGGTATGGGAACTTCTAATGGTAGTTATAAACAAGCCACAATACAAAAGGTCGGTAGTGAGTTTACATTCCAAGGTGCTGCCGACGCATACTTAGAACGACTTAAAAAGGATATGTATGAATGCATGGAACAACCATTACCTGAAAGTTTGGTTAATGTTGCCAGTGGTAAAGCGCTACGTATGTTATATGATGACCTTATTACACGTTGTGAAGAAAAATGGGCAACATGGGATGAGGCGATTGTATGGCTATTAAGATTAATTGAAGAAATAGTATTAAAGAGTGATTTATATCCAGAAGACCCAACTATTAAACAATCTATGCAATATAAAGTAAGTCTAGATTTAGACCATAACTATCCAATTCCTGATGATGAAGTTGATACTAAGACAATAGCAATTAAAGAAGTAGAAGCCAATGTACGTAGTAAACAAAGTTACATTAGAGAATTTGGTTCTGCTGAGGAAGCTGATAAAGAGTTTGATGAAATCCTAGATGAGATGGATAAAGTCAACATGACTCAAAATAGTATGGCCGATTTAAATGGCTCTATTAGTAAAAACAACTAATTTTCTATACTATATATGTAGATAAAAAAGTGTAGGAGGTTGATTGATATGAGTAAACAAGGTGGATGGACAAAAGGACGTAGAGGGGAAAAACAATTGAAGTTCAAATGTAAATGTGATAAGTGTGGCAAAGAGTTTTATCCAAGAGAAAAAGAATTAGCTATATTAAAAGGTTGTATTATTATTAGAGGATTTGAATGTAGATGTGGTGCACAGTATGTAACAGTTGTGACAGATAATGAGCTGCGTAGAAAAATGTCACAGTTGCAGGACTTATTAGAAGAACTTAAGAAGATACAATACAGTAATAGATATGAAGTAAAAGAACAACTTAAAATACATGGATTTGTTCCTCAAGAGATACAAGATAGAGTAAATAAGAAGGAAAAAGATTATATGGACACAATAACAGAACTTAGACGTGATATAGCTGCACGTGGTAAAGTATTAAAAGAAAAATATAAAGGCTACATTAAGTAGCACTGAAGGGGGTTAATAAACCTCCTTTTTTAATAGAATAAATTGTATAGGAGGTGGACGTATTGGGTAGAACAGAATTTAGTGGTGTTGGTAATACACAGAACTCAATTGACTATTTTAAAACACTTAATGGTCAATTAAATAATAAACCAAGGGAGCTAACTAAAAAGCAACAACAACAAATAATACAAGTCTATAAAAAGGCTTATATGGATACAATTAATAGAGGAATTAAAAATGCTTATGGAGATAACAAAGCAGTAAAGAACTTAACTGCTGCATACAGCCAGCAAATATACAACGAACTACTAACAGTAGTTATGAAATATAATAGTAAGGTTGCTAATGATTTAGCGGATATAAATAAACAAATGATGCAACTATTAATGGGAGATGGATATAAACAAATTAAAGACCAAGTGGATAAATTAGTGGACATAGTTAATGCAGATACCGTAGAACAAGTAATAAGGGGAAAATTATACGAGGATAGAAAAGGACTTGATAAAAGACTTTGGAGCTGCACTAATACTAGCGGTGAAAAAATAGAGGACGCAGTAGCTAGTTGTATGGCAGAAGGTATGAGTGCTGCTGATATGGCTGAGAACTTAAAACAATTTGCTATGGGTGGCCATCATACATGGAGTAGAAATAAGATAAGAGAAAAACTAGGTAGTGGTTATGCTAGAAAATATAGTGGTGGACTAGACTATGAGTCATTAAGATTAGCACGAACTACAATCACACATCAATCTCAGATAGAGACAATCAATACTAAGAGAGTTAATCCATACATGGGAGGTGTTAAATGGCATAGTAATCACGAAGCAGGTAGAACTTGTGATTTATGTAACGAGAGAGATGGTCATATATTTATAGTTGATAAAGAAGATATACCACTTGACCATCCAAACGGAGCGTGTTGGCTAGAGCCAGTATGGATGATAAATGGCAAAGAGGCAACACCTGAGGAGATTGCTAAAGATATGAAAGCATGGGCGAATGGCGAGAAGAATAGTGGGGCTATGAATAAAATACCTGAGTATAAAGGACTTGGAGGAACTAAAACTCCAGCTAAATCAATTAAGAAGACAATTAAGAGAGCAGTTAAACAACGTGGTATTTATACTGAGGAAGAGCGTGCAGCTAAATATACTGAATTACACGAAACACTTAAAAAACAAATATCCAAAACAAATAAAAAATACACTACTGAAGGTATATTAGAGGCGTTAAAACAAGCACCATTAGATGTACAGGATATGTATCTAAGTATAGGTGAATTCCAACGTACAAATTCAACTGATGGAGCCTTTTATTCACTTGGGGATAAAAAAATTCATATGTCTTTAAAAGATGAAAGAAATCTTAGAATTAGATACTTTGGTGAAAAACATAGATATGATGTATTATTCCATGAGTGGGGTCACTTAATAGACGACCAAGGGGTTGCTAAGCGTTCTAAAGAATATAAGTTTGCAGATGGAAAAGAGCTTATGTTTGCCAAAATAACAATGGATACAGCAGTAAAACCTACAGGACTAGCACAGTCTTTTGAAAGGGATATGAATAACTGGAAAGCTAAATGGGTGGAAGAAAAATTCCAAGGTAAAAAGACTTTAGCGGATACACCTGCACCACTAGTAAATGGTAAGTTTGCCGACTTCTTAGACCAAAACGAAGTATTTACAGTAGCACTACAGGACGCAGCTAGGGGTATGTCAAAGGGTGCAGTAAAAACTAAATGGGGACATGATACCAATTATTACACAAGAAATGCAGTGGGGAATATTAATGAATACGAAGCTGCTTGTATAGAAGTATCTAGTGAACTATGGGCTGAGATTAGTTCAAATATGACACAACCAGAGACTAGAAAATTCCTATATGAAAACTTCCCTGAGATGATGAAGTCATATGATAAAATAGTAAAAGATACATTAAAACAATTTAAGAAAAAGTAGTTAGTAAATAGAGAAGATTTACTATACTATATATGTAAGGAGTTGATAAGAATGAGAGAAAAATTACAAAACTATTTAGACAAATTTGAAGAATACTTTCCATTAATGGAAGTAGAAGGACTTACTGAACAAGAGATAATAGACATCATAGATAGATGTATCAATAGTAATAAAACGTATGGTGAAATATTTTATGCAGATGGTAAAAATAAAGATATAATAAAATAAGGAGGGATTTATATGGTAATACCTGAAGAAGTAAGAGTTGGAAGTGTATTTTATAAAGTGGAGTTAACTGATAGACCAATATCATTTAATGATAGACAGTGTTTGGGAGTATGTGATAAAGATATCCATACTATACAACTAGACCCAACACTACAAGATGACCAAGGTTTGATGCAAACATTTTACCACGAGTTAGCACACGCAATGATGTTTGAGCGTGGCATAGACTTACAAGCAATGGGACTTAGCTATGATGACTTTGAAAAAGTTATAGACGGTATGGGAATGATGATGCACCAGGTATTACTAGACAACCCCGACCTAACACTAACACCAGAGGAATATGATAAGAAATACCCACCAGTGGAGGAAACTAAATAGATTATTAAACACCTAACTTAATTGTTGGGTGTTTTTTATTGCTCAATTTTAGTTAATATTTTTCCAATGAATGTAATATATAAATACGACAAGAGGTTCTTGGATATCCTTTAAATCCTCGTATTAAGTATTAATAATGTTTTCTTTGTTTTCTCAAAACAATGTATATAATCGTCGATGGACGTTAAACTGGAGGTAAGTATGGCGAAAAGAAAATTAAGAGAATTTTTAGCAGGACTTGATAATGCAGCTGAGGTAGAATTAGCGATAACAAAAGCCCTAGAAGAGCAGGGATGCAAAGTACTGATAGATGATGGTAAGGACAATAAATATGTACCTAAAAATCGCTTAGATGCCAAGATAGCGGAGTTAGCAGAGGCTAATGATGAGATAGAGTCCTTACAAAAGCAAGTAAAAAATCCTACTGAGGCAGAAAAACAAGTTAAAGCTTTAGAAGAAAAAATTGCCGGCATGGAAGCGACTGCTAAAAAAGAAAAATTAACAACTGCCATAAATAAAGAGTTAGCTGAGGCTAAACCTAAAGATGTAAACGACTTGATGAAATTCTTAGATATGGAAAAAGTCGTATTAAAAGATGATGGTACTGTTGAAGGATTAACAGACCAGTTAACTGCATTACAAAAGGACAAGGCCTATCTATTTGATAATGCAGAGCCACAACCACAACCCAATAAGGGTTTTTTAAATCTTGGTTCTCCTGGAAAGCCAAGTAACTTAAATGCTTTTGGTAGTAAAACTACTCATGAAGGTGACTTTGGGTCACTATTAGGTAAACAATGTAACGAACAAGCTCAACAAATCGATAGTAATTATTTCTTTAATAATGATAAATAAATTTAGGAGGTGGCTTATATGCCAAAATTAAAAAGTAAGAAAATATTAGCTCCAGAAAAACAATTCTTAGCATTCCCTGACCACTATGTTAACTTACCAGGTAAAATAGCTTTTGCAGAACTTGCTAAGTTAGCTACTGCGGATGAAGCTACTTATGGAGAAAAGAGTGGTAAAGTTATTGCAAGAGGTACTCTAGTACATATGGATGCAGACGGAGTTGTAACAAAACCAACATATTCTACAGAAGCTACTACAGGTACTAAAGCTAATGCAGTATTATTCAACACTATAGACATAGAAGACTATGATGCAGTTACAGACCCATATGTTAATGCAGCCGTATTAGTGCATGGATTTGTAAGAAAAGATAGATTAATAGGTGACAAAGAAAACTTAGACTTTAGTGATTTAATTCACGTGGTAAATAACTAGGAGGTGTATTGTAAATGGCAAATGTAAATTTATTTGATTATATAAACGCAAAAGAAATAGCAGCATATGTAAAAGAAAACCCAATAAACAAAGAACCATACTTTGCTGAGACACTTTTCCCTTCAAGAACTAGTATGGGAACTGATATAAGTTGGTTAAAAGGAGCTAATGGACTTCCAGTAGCACTACAACCATCTGAATACGATGTTAAAGCACGTATGAGAGAAAAAGAAGGATTTGAAGCAGTTGCTACTGAAATGGCATTCTTTAGAGAAGCTATGAGAATTGGTGAAAAAGATAGACAACAATTAAATCTATTATTAGCTCACCCTGATAACACAGTGGCACTACCACTTATAAGAAAAATATTTGATGAAGCTGCTAGATTAATAGAAGGTGCTAGAGTTCAAGCAGAAATAATGCGCTGTCAACTAATGGTTGACGGTAAAATAGATGTTGCTAGTGCAGATGGTAGAGCACGTTATGTATATGATTATGGTATGACAAACTTATACAAAGCTGTCAGAGCTGCATGGGTACCAGCTAGTAAAACTACAGCTGACCCAGTTAGAGACTTAATAGACATATGTGATGATATGGAATTAAAAACTGGTGTAAGACCTTCTAGAGCAGTAATGAACAGAAACACATTCTTAAATATGATTAACTGTGATACAGTTCAAAAGATGATGTATCCTGATGATTCTACAATGCACTACTTTGTTAGTGAACAACAAAAGAAATCATTTATTGAACAAGTAACTGGAATATCAATCTATGTATACAGTAAGAAATTTGGTAAACTAGACCACTCCACTGGATTAGCACATGCTACAGAACAAGTAACATTAATACCTGATAATAAAGTTGTATTAATGCCAAGTGGAAACTTAGGTAATACTGTATATGGTACTACTCCTGAAGCATCTGACTTAATGTCAGGAACAGATGCTCAAGTGGCACAAGCTGCTTATGGTACTACTGTTACTACATTCAAAGAAAAACATCCAGTGCAAGTTGTAACTGTTGTTTCTTGTGTAATGATTCCATCATTCGAAGCAATAGACAATTGCGCTGTAATAGATGTATCTCAAAAAGGAGAAATAGGCGCATAATTAAATAGCTCATTGTATTCCCTTATATATACAGAGTAGGCAAGGCTAACATAGCTTAGCCTACTCAATTTTTTTATAGGAGGTGGGTTGCGTGGTAAATATTGACCAACTAAAAGTCTTGATAATGGAAGACCAATATCCTACATTTACAGATGAACAACTAATGGCAATGGCGGTTATGTATGATAATATATATCAATTGGCCTATATATGTTGTTTGGCTAAAGCGAGTGCAGATGAAATCACAATTGGTGCCATAACAATAAAGAACAGTGCTGATATGTGGAACAATATGGCCAAGATGTTTTTAGACCAATACAATAAAGATATAAACGGCGGAAAAGCGACCTCCATAACTGGAAAGGTGCCACGTAGAGTAGATGAGCAATAGACAAACAATACAGGCTGGAGTAATTAAGAAGGTACAGAGTGCCATAAATAATTATGGTTATCAAGTACCAATATATAGGGATATATATGAAGTGGATGCAATGGGATGTAAAGTATTAAAAGAGGAAATGTCTTATGTGCAGGACTTACAATGTGTAATAGATAACAGTTCCAGTGGCAGAAGTAAAAGTATAACTAATAATGACCAAGGTATTATAAAAGGTTATTCATATGCTACACTTTATGCTACATATGTAAAAGATTTTCCATTACAGGAAGATGATTTTATAGTTTATGAAAATGCTTATTACAAAGTACTGGAGATAATAGATGTAGTGCATTATAATCTATTATACCAAGTTTCATTGGAAAGGGTTGATTTAGATGGCTAATACAATAACATTCGATACTAAAGAATTTAATGACAAAATAAAAAACTTTGACAAAACAATGCAGGCTGAGTTAAAGGTAGTAGGTAGTACTATTAGCAAGAATATGCAGACATATGCAAAAGCTAATCACCCTTGGACAAATAGAACTAAGACAGCACAAAATAAATTGAAAGGTGAATATAAAGTAACTGAGAACGATTTAGATATTAGTATTAAACATGGTGTTTACTATGGTTACTACTTAGAAACAAGAGCCGACTTTGATGGTAAATATCAGATATTAGAAAAAGCAAGAGACAGTGAGATAAATAATTTTAAAGGCATGATACGCAACTTGTTTTAAGGAGGGTTAAAAAATGAGTGCGAGACTTAATATATATAATGTAGTAAAAGACGTGTTGAGAACAGTGCCAGTACATGACCGTCCTGCACGTATCACAGAAGATACTGCAATAATAATGAGAACAAGCGCTAACCAAAGTTTTGATAATACCCTTTGTGGATGGGATAACTGGATTATATATATCTATACTCCACATAGCCCTCTACAACTAGATACGTTGAGAAACAAAGTTAGGAAAGCGTTATATGTAGCTGGTATTGAAATCACGCACGACATGAGCGATGATATGTATGACCAAGATTTAAGATGTTATGTGTGTTCTCTAACTTGCAGAACACCAGTAATTTTTAATTATAATGAATAGGAGGAAATTAAAATGGCTATATTGTACAATATTAAAAAGGCAATAATAACTGAACTTGACCCAACTACAGGGGCAGCTAAAACTGGAGGAGTTGTAGCTCATATAAAAACTGCTCAAAAGGCAGAATTGGAACCGGTGCTTAGTGAAGGTGAAGAAGATATATTAAGAAATGATGTTAGTATCTTAGCAGTTGTTAGAACAGATGACTTAATCTATGGATACGATATAAAACTTACAGACAACCAATTTGATGATACAATGGCAGGACTTGTAGCTGGCTACAAAGTAGAAGACGAAGCTACATCAGGTACTAAAAAATTATCAACTCCAATGATGAGTGAAGGAAACGTAGCAAAACCATTTAAACTAGACTTATATGTTGCTAACTATAGCGGAGACTCAATTGTTAACTACGCTAAAGTAACATTAAATAAATGTACTGGTAAATTCCCTACAATGACTGTAGGAGATGGATTCTTTGCTCCTGAGTTTGAAATAAAAGCTAGAGAAAATACAAAAGCTAATCTACCAATAAAAGAAATAGAATTTGTTGATGAGTTACCTGCTGACCCATCACCAGGAAAATAATATAAGTATATAGGAGGAGAATACAATGAGTGAATTAAAAGTAATAAGCGCAAGAGAATTTAGAAAAAAAGCAACTAGAATAATAGAAATAGATGGATTTGAACCTGGTGAGAAAATAGCAGTAAGAATAAAACCAGCTAGTCTATTAAATCTTTTGATGAGTGGAAAACTTCCAAATAATCTTTTAGGAACAGTAAATGATTTATTTGAACGAACTGGAAAAGATAAACCAATGGAATTATTTGAACAAGATGAGAATAAAATAAAAGATATAATGGAAATAATAGATTTAGTATGTGAACAAAGCTTAGTGGAACCTACGTTTGAAGAAATTAAAGATGTAATAACAGATACTCAAAAAATGCAGATAATGGGAGAGGCACAAGGAAATGTAAATGCTGCCATACCCTCTATTCGAAAGTAGAAGAATACTAAATGTTATTTCTACTGCTAAGACCTTTGGATGTAGACCTAGTGACTTATTAGGTATAGATGAAGATGATGTGTATGGTCGTTACTGTATAGATGAGGCGGCTACATATCTATACAATATGATGCAACCTGACAAAGAAGGCAAAACTAAAAAACCAATATTTAGAGAAGATGAAATTGAAAGTAAAACTAAGAATAAAAATCCTGGTTTAGATTTACTGATGAGCTAATAAAATTAACAGTAGGACGAAGGTTCTACTGTTTTTTAATTATATGAAGGTGGTGAATAATATGGCTGGTGTAGATTTAGGGAGCATTGTTGCTCACCTAAAATTGGAAATGAGTGATTTTAATAGTAATCTAAATAGAGCAGTTGAGCAAGTAAATCAGACACAAAGTAGTTTCAGTGGTTTAAAAGCTACTGGGGAAAGTTTGTCTAGTGTAGGTACTGCTCTTACAGCGGGAGTAACTGCTCCAGTAATGGCCTTAGGAGCAAGTGTTGTTAAAACTCAGATGACATTCGAGCATTCAATGTCAAAAGTAAAAGCATTATCAGGAGCTACTGGTAGTGACTTAAAATTATTAGAAGACACTGCAAAACAAATGGGTGCATCAACTGTATATAGTGCAAGTGAGGCAGCTGATGCGTTAGGATATATGGCACTCGCGGGTTGGGATGCTCAACAATCGGCAGCAGGTTTACCTGGAGTACTTAATTTGGCGGCAGCATCTGGAATGGATTTAGCACAAGCATCCGATTTGGTAACTGATTATTTAACTGCATTCGGATTAGAGGCTGACCAAGCAGGACGTATGGCAGACGTACTATCTTATGCACAAGCTAACTCAAATACAACAACAGAAATGTTAGGTGAAGCATTTAAGAACTGTGCAGTTAATGCTCACAACGCAGGTATGACACTAGAAGAAACTACTGCAATCTTAAGTAAATTTGCAGATGCAGGTCTTAAAGGTAGTGAAGGTGGTACTGCCTTAAATGCAATCATTAGAGATATGACTCAGAAGATGAAAAATGGTGCAATACAAATAGGAAATACGTCAGTAAAAGTTCAAGACGCTAATGGTAACTTTAGAAGTATGACTGATATTATACGAGATGTAGATAAGGCAACAGAAGGCATGGGAGATGCTCAGAAGACGGCAGCACTTATGACAACATTTACTGCTGACTCAATAAAAGGTATGGGTATCTTATGTAATACAGGAGCAGACAGTATTGATAACTTTACAAAGGAACTAGAAAAAAGTAACGGTACTGCAAAGAAAATGTCTGATATGATGAACTCAGATTTATCAGGTGCTTTAAAGCAATTGAGTAGTGCGTGGGAGGCAGTACAACTTGATATTGGGAATACTACAGGACCACTATCATTAGTTGTAGGTATGCTAACAAAATTACTTCAATCCTTCTTAAACTTACCGGGGCCTATTAAACAAGTTATAGTATCACTGGCACTATTACTTGCAGCCGTAGGACCTATACTACTTGTTATTGGTAAAGGTATTCAGGTATTCTTAAAAATGAAGCAGGCAATAGGAATATTAAAAGCAGCATTCGGTGTAGCACGAACATCCTTTTTAATATTTAAATCAGTTATAATGGATACAATTGTACCCGTAATAGTTGATACTGTAATACCTGCATTACAAAGTCTATGGGGAGTATTATTAGCTAATCCAATTGTATTAGTTGTGGCAGCTATAGCTGCACTTGTAGCTGCTTTTATATGGGCATGGAATAATATTGATGGATTCAAAGAGTTTTGGATTAATCTTTGGGAGAATATAAAAACTATAGCCAGTAATGCTATGGATTCATTAAAAAACTTCTTTACTCAGACTGTACCTCAAATGATAAGTGATATAGGAAATTGGTTCAGTAACTTACCTGAAACTATTTGGTATTGGCTATGTTTTGCAGTAGCTTATGCAGTATTATGGGTTGGACAGATGGCTCAAAAGGCTTATGAAGCAGGTAGTAAATTTGTACAAAATGTCATTACATTTATTCAACAATTACCTGGTAAAGTATGGACATGGCTAACAACAACTATTAGTCGTGTAGGAAGTTGGGTAGTTCAAATGGCAAGTAGAGCTCAACAAGCTGGTAGTAGATTCTTAAATGGTGTAAGTACATTCATACAACAATTACCAGGTCGTGTATGGTCTTTCCTAGTATCAACAATTTCAAGAGTAATATCTTTTGTGGCAAGTTTTGCTCAAAAGGGTAGAGAAGCTGCACAGAGATTCAAAGATAATATCATAAATGGTATTAGTAGTTTACCTGGAAGAATGGTGACTATAGGAAGTAATATCATACATGGTATTATTACTGGTATTACTAATGCGGCTGGTAATTTATTTAGCACGATGCAAAATATAGCAAGTAGAGCTTTAAATGCAGCAAAAGACGCTTTGGGTATTCATTCTCCATCAACAGTATTTAGAGACATGGTAGGGAAAATGATACCGGCTGGTGTTACTGTTGGTATTGAGGCGAATGCAGGTAAAACTATAAAAGCAATTAAAGATTATGCAGCCAACTTGGTGACTACTATAGACACAAATAAATTCCTAGGAAAAGTTAATATGAGTACAGCAGGTATTAATATAAATAGTGAAAACACAGTGGATAGTAATTTATTGTATGCGATAAAAGGTATGGCACAAGCAATGCAAGATAGTAAGCAAGAATTCGACTATAAAGAAATGGGAAAAGAATATAAAAAGGCATTACAAGATACTAATACTCCAATACTTATGGACAAAGTAGTGGTAGGACAAAAGGTGGCTAAGTCAGTACAAGAGACAAACGACTACTACAATGACCAAAAGGAAAGATTTAGAGGTGAGAGAGATTATGTATAATTATTTTAATTTTAATGGAACTCAGATAAATGATTTAGCAATAGTAACTAGTATAGAGAAACCATATATACCTGAAAAATCTATTGATACTATTAATGTATCTAGTAGAGACGGTGAGATATTTGACGGGGCCAAATATGACCCTGTCTCTATTCCTATCTCACTCGCAATAATAGGTGATACTGAGGAAGAATACAAGACTCGTGTTCAATGTCTTCATGATATTCTTAGTACAAAACAAGAAGTTCCAATAAAGTTTTGTGAGAATATCACCATATATGGAATGTTAAAAGGGGCACTTAAAGTAAAGAAAAAGAATAGTGTTAGTGGGTACGCTGACATAGAATTAATATGTCATACACCATATAGTTACAGTGATAATGTACAGGCATACAATGCCGAAGATGGTCAACAGACTGTGGTAGTTGAGAACAATGGTGAGTTAGCGACTCTACCATATGTAAGTATAGGCTTTGGAGCAGACGCTCATTTTGCTCAACTTCAAAATAATAAGACTGGAGAAAAAATATTGGTAGGGGATTATCCACAACTACAATTGAGTACCACAAAGAAGGAACAAACTCTTATATTACATGACCCTTGCACCAGTGTAGGTACATTAATTCAGAGTGGAGCAAATATTAACAGTGGCCGTGGCACAGGTGGTTCCTTTACTATTTCATCTGGAGGTGAAAGTTTTATTCTTAGCGAGTTAGGTAGTAGCACTGAGAAAATAAAAGGAGCGTGCGCACGTATTGCGTTGAGTAAAAATATTGATGATTTTAAAGTAATGGTGAGAATGCAATGTAGGTCAAGTGGTAAAAATGGAGACCCTAACAATGTTTTAAGTGAGCAAGAAAAAGTTAAAGAGACTGTAGTTTCCGGTACTAAGACTAAATATTACGAAGTAAATGCCAATGGACTTAATTACAGAACCGGACCGGGAACTAATTACACATCTAAGGGGATTATCCCAAAGGGAACAAAATTAACAGAGGTTAC